GAGTCTACGATATTCGTCAATTACTTTTACTACTACAGGGTCGGTTATAGTATCTACAAATTGCTCATTTAAGCCTAAGCCTAAAGCAAAATCTCGATTCTTTAACGCAACTTCTTCAGACCAATCTGAAACATGGTTTTTAATTTCTGAATTAAAAGCTTCAACTTGTTGTCCAAATTGATTTGCTTGTTGCTCATAGATTTTTTTACCCATTGTTTGTACAACAGAATCTCGATTAGCTTTTCGATTTTGATATTCTGACTTAGCTTTTTCTAACTGTCTGTTCATCTTGTTAGCATCAGGATCGTCATCATCGTAAGCAGCATCTACCTTTTCTGTTAAACCCGCTAGGATTTTTTGGTCTTTGTCGTCTTCACCTTTTAGTAGTTCTGAGTTTATATTAGCGAACATTACAGCCTCTTCCTTAGCTTGCACTAACGATTTAGCTTGTTCAGCAATCTCATCCCCTTTTTTTGACTGGCTTTGCTTTGTCTGATAGCTTGCAACAAGTTCATCCATGGATACTTCAGATTCTTTTCCGTCAATTTTAACGGGAACCTTAAACTCCATATCAATCTCATCTCCAGTTTCTAAATTAGAATCTTCTTGGGTAGCGTCCTCGGACTCATCCTCATCTTCTTCTTCTTCCTCTGCTTCATCATCTTCCGCATCATCAACTTCATCAGCGTCCTCGTCAGTGTTGTGATCTTCACCTTCAAGTTCTTCTGTCGCTTCGTCACTTTCTTGGGTAGCTTCATCAGGTTCTAGACCTAATACTTCATCCGCCAAGGCATCGAAATCGAAATCATTAACAGACGACTCATCCGTTTGGGTAGCTTCGTTATTTGTTTCTGACATTTACTGTCTCCTATATAATAAGAGAGCTTATTATAACTCTCTGTCATCAATCATTCATCAAAGGTTTATAATAAAACCCCTTACTTTGTTTCCTTGCTTGGTAGAGCTGCAAGTAGCCCTTCTAAATTTTTCTTACTTGTTGTTAAGTTATTAAAATCAAATGAATTACCCGGTGAACTCCTTCCCCCGGCAATAACCGCAAGTAAGGCTTTCGTTTGTGTTTCAACATTTGTTATACATCTTTCTAACACTTCTCTCTCAATCATCATTCATCCTCTATCTGTCTAGACTTGTTATCTTTCGCCATAATAGAACGTTCTATATTACCTATTACAGCCCCTTGACTTATAGCTAGTTTATAAATAAACTCCCTTCGCTCAGTTTCAAAATGCTTAGTTTCTAACCATTCGTGAAACAAGTTATTGAGAATATCCTCCGTAACCATAGTCATTGTATCCTTTATCTCACTGCATTGATACCCCTTTGATAGGGTTCTTTGAGCATCATCATATACGGATACCTTTTTTACTCTCCCATCCGAATCTTTTTTATGACCCGGATGTCTATTATACTCACTTTTTGCCATGTCATCTCTCATCTATTGTTGCATTTGCCCCATTGCTTGTTGTATCTGCGCTGGGTCTATCCCTGCTTGCTGTGCCATCTGCATAGCTTGTTCAGGATTCTCTTGTGCCATTTGCATTAACTGCTGCATTTGCTGCTGCTGTTGTTGCTGTTGGGCTTGTTGTTCTTGTTCTTGTTGTTCTGTATCTTGATATAAGCTTTGGAAGTCCATAGGTACTTTAGAAGGCACTTGAGCTCCTTCTGTTCCCATAGCTTTAACTTCAATTTCAGCCCACTTACGATTACTCTCATCTTCGGCAGACAGTAATTGTCTCTTATTATCAATCTTCTTATTATCTATTTCTGCTTTAACTAAACCTATATTAGCTTTAGAAGTTTCAATAGCCATTTGTTCATTTTGTAACTGAAGCTCTGTAGCTTTTTGTTTTTGTTGTTCTGCTGCTTGTTGTTTTTGTTGAACTTGTTGTTGACCTTCTTCATCTTCTGGGTCTACTAAATATCTAGTAGGGTCTAATCCCATATTTTTTAAGATATCACCGGCAAGATTAAATGATGCCATACTATTTATATAGGGTGCCGCACTCGGATCTTGCGCCATTACAGGCAACAATTGCGCTATCTGATTAAGCTTCATTCCCATCGACTGATTAGAATTCTCTCCTAAGTTAGCCTGAATATCTAAATCCATATTAGCAGGCAACATCTGGAGGTCTTCCGGAGATATAGAAGCATAGCCTTGACCCGACTTATATCTTTGAGGATTCTTCATATTAGACTTCATCTCTCTTAAGATACCACGGCACAAATCTTTGATACCGCTCTCAACAAATCTACGACCTATGTGCTCAATGCGTATTTGTGCAGCACTTTGTGCACCTTGCATTTTTTGCTCTGAATTACCTGATACAAATAATGTATCATTTAATCCCATCGCAGTCTTTGTAAGACCAGTAGCTTGCTCTTTCTGTAATCCTAAAAATTCTAACATTCCCGAAGTTCCTGGGCTTATAGGTTCTGGTTGTAGTTGCTGCACAGCAGCAGCAGGATTACCATTAGTAGCAATGATTTGTTTAGGCATCGGGTTCTGTAAGGCAGAGAAATCAACTACATTTGGATCGGCTAACGTTCTACCGTAGTTACCAAAGTAAACATTCTCTACAAAACCCCTTAGAATAGCAGTTGTAGCTTGTGTCTGGCTACGTGCCATATCTAAAAGAGATAAGCCGTAAAATTCATGTGGTATTTCAATTGGATTTAACATAGCAAGAGGTATGTAAGATACATCATCTTCGTGTAAGATAACGTCTCCTGCCTTAATAACGTGCTTAAGCTCCGCTATTCCGTCTCCGTCTCTGTCTGTTCTAATCCAACATTCTATTACCGTTACTTCTATATTTGCTTCTTCTTCGTCAGTGTCTGAATTGGTATCCCAAGTGGCTACGCCTGCAGCATCCTTCCTAGCGAAGTTATCTATATTAAATTCATGAGAAGATATTTCTTCTCCTAAATCTTCAATGTCTCCTTCAAAATCTGGAAACAATCTTCTTATATCTGACCGAGTCATGTCAGTTATAGTAGCAACAAACTTGGCATCTTTAATAGATGTAGCTTGCCTGTCTACTATGAATGATTCAGGCGGAATATTACGTAATTTAACTCCTGACTTGTCAATTGTTCTACGTAATCTTACATTATTGTAAATCATTAAGTCCATTTCAGGCATACTTAACTCTTCGTTTAACTCTAAATCGCCAACAAGCTCTAACATAGGGTCTGATAGCATTTGATCTAAAGATAATTGATCAATTACAGCATATTCCTCTATTTCATAGTCAAAATCTTCTTCCCAGCCCCAAGTTATAGCACTGTTACCTAAAACTACAGCGCTTTTTAGCCAAGTAGAGATTTTTGTCCACCCATCCGAGTTAGAATTGAAGATACAGTAGTTAACTACGTCACTTGCCATGTTAGCTCGCTTAATAGAGCCTATATCGTCAGCATAAGGCACAAACATAGCTAATTTGTTGTTATCTATTAGTAGTTTTGTGAGTAATGCCGTGTAACCCTCAGCAATTTCTGCTGAATCTGATGAAACAATCTTAGAAACACCCTGCGGAGCTAAATCGCCCCTCGGTTCTAGGCTCATTTCGTATATTGAGTTCTCACGTCTTTTATTTACGTCAGAACTTCCCATGTAACCGCCAGAAGAATTACGAATTTGTTTATCTATCGTATGTATCAGCTGGTCGTCTGTGACTTTCTCAATTTTCTCGCTCATTCGCTTGCTCTCTAATAATAATAATCGGCTTGTTCCGTGTGAACCCTACTAGCATCCGGAGTACTTCCTGGTTTCTGTCCATATGCTGCAGTTGACCATATTGAATCTTGTACATAACCTTTTTCTGCATCTGATAGTAATTGTTTATAAAAAGGTGCTGAAACTTTATCTAAAAATAATGCCATAGGAGATTCATTACTATATGGTGTATATGCTGCTCTCCCATCATCATCTGTAAAATAATGTTCATAACTCAATGGTCCTTGTCCCGGTCTATCCATTGCATGAAAATTAAAACCATCAGCCGGATAAACTGTAGCTCCACCACCCCACCAATTACCCGGATCCTCTGGATGAATTAATTTATTAATTTGTTGGGTAAGTAACTCATTTTGTTCAAATGATGGGGAAGTACCGGTAGGAGCCCATCCTTCTGACTCATATTCTTGCCACATTGGTTCATCATCAATATAACTTACCTGTGAACCATCAAAAGCTTTATAAGACTCAAATCCCGGATGTGGTTTACCTGTTGGATACCAATCATATTGATTCCCAAACTCCATAAATCCTGTTGTATCTCCTGGTTGTCCTAATGCAGATGTTCCTCTTAACATCTCAGCTATTGCATTGGGGTAAGCCCCAGTACGATCTTCATTGGAAAAATAATTATCTTCATTATAGTTATCTGTATCACCAAAAAGTTTATTATGTATTGCTTCGTGAGAGCCTGTCCTTGCTTTTTGAATATTTAAATTATCAAAATACTCTTGAGTAGGAAACTGTGGTCCTTTTTGGTGTAAAGTTCTGCTAAAATCAATTTCATCATTTAAAGTTTCTATACCTTGAACATATAAATTATCATCAATCCACGGATAAGTATAGCCATAAGTATTACTATTAATTCCACCCCTACTTTGTGGGTCTAAATGGTAAGGTCTTATATTTTCTATATCAAGAAGACCTAATTTGTATAGGGGATTGTCTTTGTAAAAATTTTCTAGATAACTAACTTGGTCATCTCTTAATCCCCAATCTTTTTTATTTCCTTGTCCTTTAAAATACATAAGACTCCCTTGTTAGCTAAAAAGCCCCATCTGGATGGCTAGACCTTGCTTTGTAATAGTTATCTATTTCATTATAATACATTGTTTGTTCAGTATAATCATCCATATTATAATTTTCTTTATTTGGGAATGGTGCTGTTTGAGCAACTTCACTCTCATAAGAAGCATATTCAGGATATTTAGAAGATTTCCCACCAAGAAAATAACCTTGGTCTCCCCACATAGGTTGTCTAAAACCATCATTTATACCTAATTTATCATACAACCAATTTGTATTAGGTTCTCCGTCCATTCGAGGATCAACTTCACGATTCCACCCCTGACCCCAAACTGTAGGCTCTGGTGGCTCTGCTCCGTTAAGTTCAGCTTTTACTTGGGCTTGCATTGCGTTACCTTGATGATACTTAGGACTATAATATAAGTCTGCATGGTCATCATAAGTAGGGACATCAAATGCTCCAAACATAGAAGGAAGACCTAATATACCGCTTGGAGCCATTGACCTATCATTATCTACTTTATTTTTCCAAATATTATATCCTTCAGGATTATTAATATTATCTAAAAATACTTGAGAACCTGTAGTTCTTTTTTGGTTAGCGAATAAATTATTATAATATTCATTTTTTTCATCTCTATTAGAAAGACCATCTTTATATATAAAATCATCTTTAGTTTGAAATAATTTATCTTCCATGACTTTATCATAAAAATTATCATTAATAGTCAAATCATCATTTATTAAAAAAGGTTCTGTAACAGGTGCTGTACCAAAATCTCTCCCCCATTTAATTCCGCTATTTTTATCTTTCCATTTCTCAAACATATTATCTCCTATAACCAGTGAGTCTCTTTATGAGCATCACTGTATAAGTTTGTCTCACCCCAACTGAATCTGTTTAATGTTAATTTATCTCCGTCTGTTCTATAAGCCTCACAGCATATAGCTAATGCCATTACGGTATCATCATATTTTCCTACAGCAGCTCCCATTTTGGTTCCGCCTGAAATTGTCTGATGTACTACGTAATCTTTTAGCTCGTCTAAAATTATTCTGCTAGGAATATTAATATCAAAATCTTTAATCATGTTTTGCAAGTTCGATATTATAGGCGCTTTTGTGGAGATGGTTGTTT